TTTTTTTTATTTTATGCTCTTGATTACAAATAATACGGTAGTATAATAGATACAATATGAGTAAAGAGATTGATAATATTTTTAAGAAACTTGATGCAATGAATAGCGAAGCAACGATGCTCGACGAGAATGCATTGTCGAATGTCGATACTTGGTATGATACAGGGTGTTATGCTCTTAATGCAATTTTAGGTGGTAGTTGTCGAAAAGGTGGTATTCCTAAGGGTAGAATCGTAGGATTTTCAGGCGAGTCAATGACTGGTAAAACATTTGTTGTAAACAAGATTCTCGCTAATGCCCAGAAGCAAGGTGTTTATCCAGTCATTTTTGATACAGAATTCGCTATCGATGAAAGCTCTACAAAAGGCGTAGGTCTCGATGCAAGTAAGACAAAATATGTACCTGTTTATACGGTTGATCAATGCCGTAATCAGCTCTCAGCTTTTCTTGATAGCGTCATCGAATCCGGTCAGCAAGGTAAGTTTATTGTAAGCATCGACAGTCTTGGTAACCTCTCATCACAAAAGGAAATCGATGATATCGCTAAGGATAAGTCAGCAGCAGACATGGGTCTTAGAGCTAAATCGCTTAAGTCAATGCTTCGTACATTAACCTATAAGGCTGGGAAGGCCGGTGTAACGATTCTGTTTACTAACCACACATATGCTGATCCTGGTGCTATGTTCCCTACACTCGTGAAAACGCAATCTGGTGGGTCAGGACCTGTGTATATGGCAAGTATTCTTGTACAGCTTGCCAAGCGTAACGAGAAGGAGGGTGAAGGTGATTCTGGTGCTTTAAAGACGGATAAGCTTGCTGAAGCCAACAAATACTCAGGCGTTACCTTACGCGCGCTGACCGTAAAGAATCGCTTTGTTCCACCGTTTTTAGAGGCTGAAATGTACCTTTCCTTTAAGTCAGGACTTAACAAGTACAGTGGGTTGTTGCAGATGGCTGCAGCCCGTGGCATTGTTGAGCAAACTGGATCTACCTACGTCGTCGGTGTTGATTGCGGTCAGTACAAAAAGGGCGATAAACTCGGATATGCAAAGAATTTCGTCAAGGATGCATCATTCTTTGAAGACTTCTTGATCCCTGAGCTTGACAAGAAGCTTGCCGAAGACTACAAGTACAATGGTAACCCCACAGAGGAAGATGAGCTAGAAGCAATTTCTGATGAACAAGGAGAATAACGTAAAAACTGGAGTAATTGTACCGGTTTCCGGTGGAATGGATAGTACAGTGTTACTACATCACGCTGCATCTAATTTTGATAACGTCTACGCAATTTCGTTTGACTACGGTCAGAGACACAGGAAAGAGCTTGAGTGCGCTGACTATCAAATTAACGTGATTCGAGAGGGAGATGACGAAAAAAATGTGTGTTTTAACACAGTAGTTAAGCTTCCGTTTTTTGACTTGATCAAGAATTCAGCCTTGCTCAATCGTAAGATTGACGTTGCTAAAGCGAAAGACGTCATGGGTGATCCCCAAAATCAAAACTACGTACCTTTTAGGAATATGATGCTTTTAAGTATTGCTTGCTCGTTTGCCGAACAATTTAATGCAACGACTGTCTATCACGGAGCTGCGCAAGCCGATAGTGTCGCAGGATTTTGGGATGGCGCGCCAGAGTTCCTTTCTGTAATCAACAATATTACTGCTCTTAACAGGAGAAACAAGGTAAAGGTAGAAGCTCCGTTGATTGATAAATCAAAGAAAGAAATTATTGAGATTGGAATTGAACTTGGAGTCGACTTTAGTCGCACGTGGACCTGTTATGAAGGATTGGATCTTGCGTGCGGTGAATGTACCGCATGTTCTCTAAGATTACAGGGATTTATACAGGCCGGTATTAAGGATCCGATATCTTATTCTAAAGATATTCCTTGGGATAGATTGCTGGCTTAACCGAAGTCGACGCCATGGCGTCCGCCCTCACCGCCAAACACCTGGCGACCTGTTGTAGGCCTACTACCTACACCAAATTCACGAGCTGCATATTCTTCTGGCTCAGCTGATACAAGCGAGAGATCTCCTGTTTCAGCAAATTCATCAGCGTTATCACCGGGCTCGATAATGTTACCTCTCTTTGCCAATACTTTAGCAGCTACAAGCTTGCTAATGATACCACGAGCACGTCCCGTAGCACGTGCCTCACTAATATCAGGATCCTTTTGTACAATGTGCTGCTTGATTGTATTAATAAGATCAGCTTCATTAATACCTTCGCTAGCCTCATCAGCTGCATATTGCATTAAAGCAGCTGACTCCTTATCTTCTGCTGTAGCTACGGGCTTATTGCCATGATCAGCAGGCGCGGCTCTGAGCTCTTGACCAGCCTGATCATTTGTATCTTCAATAGCATCGGTAACTGCATCTTCAACGTCAGCGGCATCAATCTCTTCACCATTTGCTGCCTTATCACTAAGAAATTTAACAGCAGGGGCTACGGAATTTTTAATAATACGGGCAGTATAGCCTGCACGAGCTTTTGGATACCCGAGATGCACAAGCTCACTATGAATAGCGGCTTGTAAGCTATTTAACTGCTCTTTTTCATCGCCATCAGCATCAAATCTACCACCCGGGAAGAGTGCATCATAAACAGGCTTAACGATCAATTCCACCACTTCGTCAGCTGATTTGCCAGTCTTCTTCATTAAGTCAGAAAAGAGGTAAGTGTCGCCTGTTCTGCCTGAAATACCCTGTCTAGCTGCTGCAATAAAAGGTTCGTATTCAGCACTAATAGGAGCTTCAGTAACAAAACGCTTACGATATGCTTCGAAAATTAGGTGACTATCTTTATTCATGTCTTGAATTATTTATTCTTGAGGGTATAATATATTCATAATGTGTGGAATCTTTACCTCTAGTGATTTTAGTAAATATATGAAGCTCTATAATAAGAATAAAGAGAGGGGCACGTTTGCTTACGGAGCTTTATTTCTTAGTTATAAATACGATGCAGCTATGAAAGCTAAAGGTACAATAGAGCTTTCAAAAAATATGATTATCAATAATATTGATATTCAAATGAAACCATCTGATTTTTATTATTTTATGGGTCATACCCAAGCCCCTACTAGCTCCCAGCGTGAATTTGATGAACTGACATCACACCCATTTACCTACGGTTCTTGGGTTGTGGCGCATAATGGCGTACTTACTAATGATAGCAAGCTTAAAGCGAAGATACGAAACAAAGAAAGCTTTAATGAAGTTGATTCATCAGTAATCCCGGCATTACTTGAACAATATTCGGAAGAAATTGTTAACGAAGTAGATGTAATTTGTAAGGTCCTATCAAAACTTGAAGGTACCTTCGGTCTCTGGATCTATAATAAAGACACGCACAATGTGTATATAGCGCGCTCAGGTAGTACACTTTATGCTAATATCTTAGATAATACGGTCTCATCGCTTCCTGATGATGAGCTCACTCCTCTGGAGGAAGGAGTACTTTACCTTGTCACACCGGAAGGATTAACATCTGTCGGTGGATTTACTAATAATTCACCATTTTTCATTTTATGACATTCGGAATAGTATCCTGCACTCAGCTAGCAGATTACAAGCAAACACTTTTATATAAAAGTCTCGCAAAGCTCGAAAAGACAGCAAATCTCTCACTACTTGACAAGGCGCATTTTATTACTCAAAATAAAATTGGACTCGGTAAAGCATATAACAAATTCTTATATGAGAATCCTGTCTATGATTATGTGCTTTTTATACATGATGATATGTGGATCGACGACGCCGGATTTATTTTTAAACTCGAGGAGGCGCATAAAGAGTATGATTTAATTGGTGTCGCAGGAGGCCTAAACCCTACACTAAAAGCACCTGCCCTTTGGCATATCATGTGCGGTGGTTTTCAAGGAGGTAATTTGAGAGGATTTGCCGGCCATTATTTCCCTGACGGCAAGACCACTTCAATTACAAATTTTGGCCCGAGTCCGGCTAGAGTTGCTCTTATTGATGGTGCCTTCATGTCTTTAAATGTTAAAAGAGCTATTGAGGCAGGTTGGCAGTTTAATGAAAATTATACCTTTCATCATTATGACCTTTCAAGCTGCCTGGATGCAAATAAAAAGAAACTTCGACTCGGTGTCATTCCAATTCTCACCTATCACAACTCACCAGGGCTAAGGGACTTTAATGATAAGACGTTTGTTGAAAATCAAACAAAGTTTTTACAAGAGTATGCTAGCTATTAATTGTAGTAGGTAGTATTATAGAGGAATAATGGCTAGTATTGATCACGATTATTTTGAGAAGGTAATGGTGTGTAAGGCACTAACTGACGAGACTTATCTCGCTTCTATTGTCGATTACGTAAAACCAATCTTCTTTAAGGATAAAGATATCAAACCTATCTTTGAGATCATAAAAGATTTTTTTAACCGTCGTAATACTTGCCCTACAAATACTGAAATCAAATCACTCTTAACAACCAAAGAATTAAAAGATTCTTACGTTAAGACAGTTGAGGCATTTAAGGATCTCGACTTAAAAATAAATCCTGACGAATTATATAAAAATACTGAAACGTTCTTAAAAGAAAAAGCCGTATACCATACAATGCTTGAGGTTGTTGAGAAGCCTGATATGGATACAGCAAAGATCTTAGAAAAATTTGAAGAATCTTGTAACATATCACTTACCACAGAAATTGGGCTCGATTTGTTTAATAACGTCGACAAGCTTATTGACAATCTAAGCTCGCAGATCAACTATATTCCCACCGGGTGGACGTGGCTTGACGAAAAAATTAGTGGAGGGTTTCTACAGGATGGCAGAGCGCTTTATCTCTTTGCAGGTGAGACAAATATCGGTAAAAGTATTTTTCTCGGTAATGTTGCTATTAATATTGCTAAGCAAGGTAAGAATGTTCTTCTCATTACACTTGAAATGCCTGAAGTGATTTACGCGCAGAGAATTAGTTCAAATATTACTAAAATTCCATTGAGCAAACTTAGAACCGAGCTTCCAACTCTAAAACAATCTCTCGAAGAATATGCAGGCAATAACCCTGACGCTAAAATTCTTATTAAGGAATTTCCACCCTCGACAGTAACTGTAGGTTTTTTACAGTCTTATATTAAAAAGCTTCGCGATAAAGGGTTAAAGTTCGACGCTATTGTACTTGATTATGTCAATCTACTCACATACCCTGGTGATGGTAACAGCTATGAAAAAGTAAAAAAGATCACCGAGCAACTCCGAGCACTAACCTATGTTTTTAACTGTCCAATTATTTCAGCAACGCAAGTTAATAGAAGCGGCTTCGGTGTCTCGGATCCTGGAATGGAAACAATTTCAGAAAGCTCAGGTCTTGCTATGACCGCAGATGTTATTATGAATATTTGGCAAGAAACGACAGATAGAGAGCTCGGTGTAATAAAAATGGGTATGATGAAAAACCGGTTTGGTCAAAACTTCGGACAGTGCGTTCTTCGTATAGATTACTCAACGCTTACACTATCAGAGGACGAGCACTTGAATGACACAGAAGCTAGTACAAGTACTATAAACGCTTTAGCAGCTCTTTCTAATTAGAAACATTGATTTAATAGACTTTATTGATAATTAGTTAAATCAATGAAGCGTATATTAGAAGAAGGAACACTTATAGATTATGAAAGAGATCATCTCTTTCTTGCGTTTTGTTCTTTTGTAACATTAATTCACGCAAAGAAATTAAATCTTGCAAATGTATTCCTTATGGTGTTACAAAACAAGCCCCTCCGTGATCTCTTCAAATACTACTGCGACGCAAACAGTGATTTCGCCGTTGTACAGGCTTTTCTTTCTTTCGATCCAAGCTTACATAAAAGCAAGTACGTAATGAAATACTTGAATAATACAAAAAAGAAGATTACAATGTAAAGATGGAGCAATCTCTTACAGATTACGAAAAATTAATATACAATACCCACCTTAGAATTTCTCGTAGTAAAAAGGGGCTACCATTTAAGTACAGAAAAGATTTTGACTTTTTAAATGATGTATACATTAACAGTCTTAAGAAAATTACAATATTCTTAGCGAAGTTTCCGCATATTAAGATCGAGGATTTTATTAAAGCTCCTTACGAAATCTATTCCGATGAACAACATTTTGAATTAGATTATTACACTACTTTAAAAGCGACAAAAGCTTATACTTTATATATGAAAAGGAGAGAATTTCTCGATCCTGATAACGATGAACAATTAAAAAACATTGTTGAATCTCTAAAATATATTTCCTCTTTTTGTAAAGAACATGATATCGATGTTTCTGAATATATTCAACATCGAACAGGAAATAGCTTCTCTTACATCTTGCATCTCAAAGAACATAGAGTAAATGTTTATAGCTTATTTGGATTTCAAGCCTTTGAAAGTAGTATAAGAGCTCAAGATTCCGAACTCTTAAAATTCATTCTAGGTGACGATTTTCACAATAATCTGCCCACGTTTCGATTAAAGTTTTTTGCCTCTAAAAAAGCAAAAACATTGGTTGAGCTTGGAATGCAAAAAATAAAAAATAAAAAAACTACTTGATTATAAAAAATACACAACCTATACTAAACAAAATTAACTATGAGCTCCTCATTCACAACATCCATGTTCGATAGCATTAAGTCAGCCCTTACCAAAAATACCGAGGGCAGTAACACAAAGTTTAAGGACTACCTTAAGACTGAAGTTGGCAATACATACACAGTTCGTCTTCTTCCTAATGTCAAGGACCCTAACAAGACATTTCTCCATTATTATTCGTACGCCTGGAATAGCTTCGCTGACGGTAAGCTAATTAACGTAATTAGCCCTACTACCTGGGGGCAGCGCGATCCTATCGCTGAAGAAGGGTATCGCATCCGTCGCAACGGTACTGAAGAAGAGAAGGATAAGGCTCGTGCTCTTAACCGTAAGGAGAGCTGGTTGATCAACGTATATGTAGAGAATGACCCGGTCCGTCCTGAAAACAACGGCACAATTAAGGTCCTCCGTTTTGGTCGTCAACTTAATAAGATTATTATGGACGCTATTGAGGGTGAAGATGCAGCTGATTTTGGTCCTCGTATTTTTGATCTCTCACCCAATGGCTGTAGCTTCCGTATTAAGGTAGAAAAGCAGGGCGATTTCCCGACTTATGTCTCATCTAAGTTTGCTCTCCCTAAGGCTGTTACCGGTCTAGATGCTGGCTCTTATGACGAGATTTATAACAATATTTTTGATCTCGAATCATACCTCACAGTCAAGAGTTATGATGAACTTAAGGATATTCTTAATGCTCACTACTTCTGCACATCAGACGTTGAGGATACGGATGAAACACCAGCTACAGCACCTAAGATTGCTACAACACCTAAGCCTACTACAGCGCCTGTCGTTGAAAAGAAGGCAGCTCCTGCTAGTCTTGATGATGATTCAATTGCAGACCTTCTTAAAGGGCTTGAAGATTAATGGAAACGTTTAACGACGCAGCACTGACACCAGAACAAATAAAAATGCTGACCCTTCAGTTTATGGGTCAGCATTTAACTGGTGAATTAAAAGAGCTAGATAAGAATCTTGTTGCAAAAAACAATACTCTACAGGGCATGGTTCTTAACCCTACAGCTGTCATTAATAGCATCCCATCTACACCAGCACAAGCTCCGCCTCCGCAGCCACAACCGCAGCTTACTGTTCACCACACACCGCAACCCGTTAACACAGGCATTGAGGCTATTAATCCTCCAACCGCTGTACAGCCTGTTGTTGAGCAGCAATCCGTGGTAATTGATCAAAATCAATTAGAATTTAACTTTGAAACTAGCCCGTTATCTGAACGTATTTTTGAATCGCTCCAGCGCTTAGAAAAGAGACTTTCTTTTATTGAGGAGACGCTTCTTCAGCTTACCGATACTAAAAAAAAGGATTGATTTACCGCTGGTATAAGCGAATAAAGAGTCTAATATAATAGCATGATCCTTACTATACCGGACAGAGAAGATTTTCTTAACAGCTTCTTAACGCCACTCAGTCGTGTTGCTGATAGTGCGGTATTAAAGCTTACAACTAATAATGTTTCAGCTATTATTGCAACCGGCGACAACACTCTTGTTGTTCACGCAGTATATACTAACGTGCTATCTGGGATAGAAAAGAATCTCAATATACCGGATTTAAAAAAACTTTGTCGAGTCTTGTCCTGTATTGAAGACAAAGGATGCGCTTTAGATATCTCTACTAATCATATCGGTTTTGAATCACCTTCAATTAGATTTAAATATTACCTGTTTGACGATAACATCATCAAAACACCCAAGCAAATTAATCTCGAAAAATTAAAAGAATTGCCTTTTAACGGTACATTTACTATCCCATATACATCTGTTGTATCGCTTATTAAAGGTAGCTCTATAGCCACAGAGACCGATAAGATTTATATTTCTTTTAAAGATGATAGTGTGTTTGGTGAATTGACAGACAAAACGAGAGCAAATACCGACTCCTATGGTATTAAAATATCTGAGGATTATAAGGGCGAACAAATTAATAACTACATACCCTTGAAATTTGAATTATTTAGAATAATTTCTTGTATGAAATACAAGGTATTAGCAGCTAGTATTGCATCTTCACGCGGCCTATTAACTCTCGATACCAATAATGAAACGACAAACATAAAGTTTATTGTTTCTGCAATACAAAATTAAAAATTATGAGCAATAACAAACTAAAAACACCAGGATATTTTATCAAACGCCTCCGCGATAACGGCTTTATCGTTATTCGTTTATTTTCGGTATATGCTAAAGGCGATCCGCGCCGGTGGACGGTGATGATAAATCCTAGCGAGTCATCTGTAATGATTACATGCTACGCGAATAAAAATGATTTAGGTGAAATTTTATTTGAGCTCAATGACGGTGGTTGTAAGATACCCAAGAACTATAGTATTAAAACCGATAGTATTGAAGTAATTATTGACTATCTTATTACTCATGGTGTATCAAACGATATCAACTATCACGGTAAATCGAGATATCTTATCAAGAGGATAAATATTAACAATGAGCGACAAGAGTCAGAACAACAGGGAGAAAAAAGTGAAGAAGTCGGAGAAATCAGAAGTTAGATTAAACTCTGAAGACAAGGAATTGCTCCGCAAGGCAATGATTTCTTCTTTACAAGAAAATCTTGCCGCTCGTGAAAGCGGTATTAAGAAAGATTTAAAGACCCTTTCCACTCAAGTTGAGGAATACTTAACGTCCTTTATTATTCTTGGGTATACGTTTGACGGAGAACCTGTTCAATGCATTTCTGCACATAATCAGCAAGAAGCAGACTCTCTTGTTACTCTTATTAATAAATTCTTTCACAGCCATATAGAGAATGAAGGCCCTGAACAGGATTAAATCCCTTTTAAATAAAAAACATCCACGCCAATCCTTTATTTACGCTATTACAGCAGGTAAATTTTTAGGTGAATTATTGGTATATGCGGAAAAAGATTCTTCTAATTATAATTTTTTAGTATTACCTAATATGGATATTAGAAAAATACCTATTAATAAGTTTGATTCTGGTATTGAGAGTGGAATCGTTGATATTGTTGAACAGCTCCCTGCTTATGTATATAAAACATGCATGCAACAGTACAATAAGAACAAAACTAAAGTTCTAGCATTAGAAGATACCGATGACTAAGTAACTATATGGATATCATCCAACCAAAAGTCATTCAGTCTCCAATCAGTGGTGAGCCCATTCGTCCAACACTTAGAACCTATATTAAAGGTAATCAAGAAATTACCGAAGCAATATATACTGACCCCGCATCTGGTGTCTTTGTTCACAAAGGTATTGTTTCAATAAAGGATATTAATAAGCAAGCTAAGACACAATAGTCTTGTTTTATCTAAAAACGTCATTATACTAATGACGTGATACTACCTCAGGAATACATAGTACAAAAGTACTACCAATACGCAGGCTATCCGAAGTATAAAAAATCATCAAATACATACGAGGCTGGGTGCCCTATATGCCGTGAGGGCTCATCGTGGCTAAAAAAGCGTAGGTGCTACTATCTCGTTGAAGATAACGTTATTTGTTGTCATAACTGCGGATGGTTTGGTAAGCCGTTAAAATGGATTCAAGAAGTATCTAACCAGACGTATGAAGAAATAATAAAAGAAGTTAAAACGTATGACATTTTACCTACCGATATTACAACAGATAAAACTGAATCAGATCCGATTAAAGTTGTACATAAGCTACCGCTTGATTGCATTAATTTGTTCGATAATAACCAAATTAATTACCATAAAAATAACATTGTGGTACAAAGAGCTATTGAAGTAATTAAAGCACGAAAGCTAGATATTGCTATTAATAGACCTAAATCGCTCTGGTTATCTCTAACAGACAGAGTACATAAAGATAGATTAATTATACCATTCTACGATGAGAGAGATGAAATTGTTTTTTATCAATCGAGAACGATTTTAACGCAACCTGGAGACAAACTTCCGAAATATCTTAGTAAGATAAACGGCGAGAAGTCACTTTATAATCTCAACAATATCGATTCTGAGCTTGATTATATTTTTATTTTCGAAGGGCCAATCGATGCGTTCTTTGTCAAAAACGGGACAGCTGTAGCCGGTATTCAAGAAAACAGCAATAATATGTTTTCCGGTTTACAACAGTCACAGATTAACAGCTTTAATCTGTTTAAGCGAATTTGGGTTCTCGATAGCCAATGGCAGGACAAAGCTAGTAGAGCCAAGACAAAGCGGCTAATTGATATGAACGAGACGGTCTTTATCTGGCCGGAAAAGATAGGTAGATCGTGTAAGGATATTAATGACGTCTGTTTAGCAGCGGATATAAACCAAATATCTCCGAAGTTTATTATTAGTAATTCCTATACAGGCTTAAAAGCTAAACTCTTAATGTCGGAGATTAAAGATTAATCGTTAGCAGAAGCGAGATACCCCTTAAGGTTTTGAGCAAGGGTGCCGAGGTCAGCTGCAAGACGCGAAATCCTCTTTTTTTCGCTTCTTGCAATATTTTCAAACATTGAATCGCAAGGAGCGGAG